GTCATCTTCCATTTCATTAATTACTTTGGCAGATGCCGCATCGCTTTCCTTATTCTTTACAGCATTTTGATATTTTTCAGATACCCTTGCGTTCTCTTCCTCAATGAGAGCACGAAACATATCCATATGTTCTAAGTCTTTTTGTGTAAAATCTATTTCTTTACTATCAACAGATATTTGAGAAACATAATACACATTGCTACCTGCTTTTTTTCTTGTTGTTTTTAAATTCAACAAGTGATTTTGCATGAGACTTTCTCTACCTTTCAAACTCTTTAGAGCTTCTCCTATTGGAGTAAAGTTAGAGCCAGTTACACGAAATAGCACAGGCATGGCATCGACAGTAGCAGGTTCCCCTTTTGGAGTTGTTCCCTCAAATGAAACCAAACCATACACTAAACGATAACATTTAATATTACGCTGTGCATCTATTTCAGCTTCACTAAGTTGCTCTTTGTCTTTGCCTATGACCTTGCCACAACGAACACCACCCTTAGTATCTATCGGCTCATCTTTCCATGATTTAAATATCACTGATGAGCATGAATAGCTGTTACTATCTGGGTTGTACTCCATGTATTGATAGCTATTTATAAAAGGTCTAAACTGAATTGGTTTATCCTTTATACTGTATACTCTGTCCTCTATTGAAGCATCATACACTGTGTAAACGCCTGCTGATAATGAATTACCATCATCGTCTTCAGCGGCCCTATTTATTGTAAGCCGTGATAATGTTCCCGAACTAATTATCGAGCCATCATCTTGGCCTGTCATTTGCATTATCTCCTCTTTACTTAAAGAGTTAAATGCTTTTAAGTCATTTACCATTTTACCTCCATGGTTAAATTTAAACTATACTGTAGCATCTGTGACATATTTGTCAAGCATAAACTTTTGTCTCTAGCCAGTTAGAGCCTACTTTGATTTCGACATCAAGAGGTACATTGAAGTCTATATCGTACATTTCTTTCATTGTTTGTACAACCTTTAAACAACCATTGCCGAGGCAGGAAGCGACTACAACCTCCTCTCCAGGATATACATCAGCCACTATAGAATCATGTACTGTATTTATAAGTAGGCTCTTTGTATTGTTTTCTTCTAGTAATTCTTGTATGTTAATACAAGCTAAAGGAACAATATCGGCCGTGGCAAATCCCTGCACAGGATAATTTTTTATCTGTGTAGAGAAACTAGAACCACCCCAAGGCATTCTTTCTGCTTTGGGGAAAGCATACTGCCGACCACTTGGTAGCGTAACTACTTTTCGTCTAACAGCTTCGTCTTGTAATTTTTCATGCCATGCTTTTATATCTGGATACTTTTTTAGAAATGCAGAATAATATTTCTTTTCATTTTCTGTACCAGACATGCCACCATACAAGGGTTTAAAAGTATGTGCCTTTGCATCTTGTCTTGAACAACCTATAATATCGGCAGTATACTGATGAACATCTACACCATTTTCTATATCTTTTATACCTTGCCTATCTTGTGCAAGAAACACAGCAGTTCTAAATTCTAATTGTGCGTAATCTATTTCCATAATGCTACCACCATCAAATCT